CAGCTGTATCATCTACAAAATTGAAAGATAACTTACGGATCTTTCTAGCTTTCTTACCCTTCAATGTTGGGTGCTGGAACATCTGTGTTACTTCCCACTTTTCTAGACCATACTTCTCTTGGATACCTGTACGGTCAATGCCGTTGTCAAGATCTTCCAAGATCATAGATACTGTAATAGTGCTTGGTGTTTCATTTTTCTGCGTGGCCTCGCCAGGATTGTTTGTGCGTGCTTCAATCATGATTTAAAATTTTACGCGGTTAATTAATCTATAAATATATCTGACCAATTTAAAGGTATGGTCTTACCTTTTAAGTGATTGCAACGTGAACCTGCAGTTACATCATCCATAGAATTAAATGAAATCATAGTTTGATCATCTTCTCTGTAGATATAACCAACAGCATCTGCGTTAGCGCATGTAATCTGCTTGATCTTACCAGTCAAATCAAGGTCCTTTACAGCAACCTCTTTGCCTTTCTTCTCAAGCATCTTGTCCTTGAGGTGACCAACTAAGATCACATGATCCGCTAGCTTGTTCAGTCTGTCTATCCATTTCTTGTAGGCTATACGTAAGTATAAGTAGCCAGCGCCATTTGGCAATGATAGTACTGATGCACCAGGATTCTTCTGTTCAAAGTTTTTACCCATAGGAGTTTGCATATATATAGTTTTAGCTTCAGCTTCACACCATTCCTCTAGTTTAGAGATAGTGTCAATAGCTACATACTTATATGGTTTTCCATCTTTCATAATAGCTTTACCAACCTCAGCAAGTTCTTTCAAGTTTGTAACCTTTACTTTCAAGGCGTCAACCATATCTGAACCTTCTTCGAGATCAATAATCAAACAGTCTTTCAACTGAGATAATACTGTAGTCTTACCTATCTTAGGTGGACCATAGATTATCATATTCTTAGGCGACTTACGGCTCGCCTTTACCACGGTTTTTGGTAGCTCCATTAGTTTCTTTCTTTAATATTAAACGTACTCATATCTGCTTCATAGCCAATCATACCAAGTAAACCGTCACGATTCTTTTCCATGTGGCATGCAAGCAGGCCCTGCGGGTTTTCACCGCAGTATGATTCTGTAATACCATACAAATCATAGGGACGATTAAGAATCATAACTACATGTGCATCCTGACCAATACTGTCACCACCAAACAAATCTGTTAGTAGTGGTTGATACTGATTCTTAGCACGATGTTCTTGTTCTATGTTACGATTAAGCTGTGATAATAATATATTAATAACTCCAAGTTTTGATTGCATCCACATACAACCCTTGGATATTGTATTTAGTCTACGTAATTCTGTATCTTCATTACCACGTATCAAACGTGAATGGTCGAACAGATT